GCGATCATTAATTAAATCATCAACTGTTGGTAAAGTTAAAAACGCTAACATGCTTTCTGGACTATACGTATAAAAATTATTCAATGCTGGGATACCAGTCTTATCATTGAATCTTCTCCACACACCGTCTTGATCTTCTTTCTTTAAGAAACACCAAGGGATGCTATAATTACCAGTATCCCAGTCAATGACAGGAACTTTTTCTAATTCAACTTCGTCAACTGTGATCATTGGCGCAGAGTAATCTTCTGCAATCCGCAATAGTAACTGTTGATACAAACTATATGCTTGATAACGTGTAGCAACTTCATAACACTCACCAGAATTTACAAACTCTTCTGGATCAAATTCAATAACATGGCACGACAATCCCATAGTACGAATCATATCAAGCATTGGCTTAATGTCATGATCATTTGCTCCATTGGGGAAACGAACAGTTACTAACTTTGGCTTTATACCTGCTGCCAAGAAAGAACGTAATGCAATTTCACTGTCTAGACCACCACTCATAAACACTGTTAAGTCTTTGTACTGATGATACAATGAACGGGCAGTGCGAATACATTCATTTCTAAAAGAAAATGGAGCACGTGTGCAACCGCCAACTGACATATGTGACGTATCGTTATCATCTTCTCTCCACAAAATGTTAGTATCCTGATTGTAATAATATTTTAAAAAATTATTTTCAGTATTGGTAATACTCATGCTATCTTTCTAATCTAATGTATGGTTGTTCTCTGACTCCGTAACGATAGTCAATGTCAGCTGCAATATCTAAACACTTAGACTTATCAATTGGCTTGATAACTGCCCACTGGTGCGTGTTAAAATAGCGTATTTTACGGGGCAATGGTATGCAATCGTTCCACCATTTGGACCAAACTGTTCCAAGCGTTGTACCAGTGTTTGACGACAGTTTACTAATGGTATCATAAATCCACTTGTTATAATTATTAAAAGTTAACACCATGCCAACTTTATCATTGTTTTCACACCATGCTAAATTTGATTTAAGCAAGTAACTTGTTACTTCATTATTTCCTCGATACTGCGGGGAAACCCAGCAGCGATTGCCGCCTGATCCAAGTAATGGATCAATGTACAATGTTTCAACTGCACTTACACCCACAATTAACTCAGACAAGTTATCGTATAATAGTGCTATTTCCCCATTATCTTTAGTCCATCGTTTTAAATGATCAACTGAAAATAGAAAACCAGTGTTATCTTCTAGGCCCATATTAGCCGAAGCAGGAGACTTATCTTCGGCGATTTTTTTCAGGAAAAGTAGATAGTCACTTCGGTAATCTTTGAAGTCATTTGAATTTGTGAGTTCGACACGAAGTTTCATATGTATATGTAGCCATTTAGTCCTGGGTGGTGTTAACCAAGCTCATTAATAAATGCACACGAATATCCATACTGCCGTTTATTGCAGTATGTTCGTTTCTAGTGTCGACCCACCATACATAGCCGTCGGCTGGGATATGTGTAATTTCTGGAGGAGATGTAAAAATAAATCTGGCTTGATCATTTGTTGTAATCGCGATGTGCAGGCGAGGATTATCATCAGTGTGAATAGAGTAGCATCGTCTGCCTTCCATTACCATAATTCTGGTCCGATAGACCTTCCATGGCAAGTTAGGGAAGAAGTCTGTTTCCCACCAGGTCCCTCTAAGGGAAGGATTAATTTTATCCCATATATTTTCACTAACTCCTGGACGAGAGCCAGCACTATTGCCCCAGTCATCTGACCCATCAGTTTGAATAGACACTTGCGAAACACCTTGCTTTAACTTATCGTCCCATAATAGTTTTGCTGTTTCAATACGCAATTGTTCTAAATCAATTTTAGCTTCTGTTCTTACAATTCTTCTCATGTTGTGCCTATTGCCATAAATCTTGTGCATTTAAATAATGCAAGTTCGCCTGCCCACATTATATTTTTAAGTCCACATGAATTTAAAAACTCTGCTAACGAGTTGTGACAGTTAACATGATCTGGAACATCAAACATATTATTACCTTGTAAAATTACAACTGTACCAGTTGGTAAACTTTTAACCCATTCGCCATGATTCTCAAAATGCTCAACAATTGTATCAATGACAACTGGCCGCTTGTATACCGAAACATCAATGGATCTAATGTCTTCGGCTGAATTCTTGTACATTGTGTAAAATGGTAAGTTTAGCTCTAACGCTGCTGCATGTACGCTAATATCAATATCAATATTTACAACTTTACCTAACTTTATATTTCGCATACTAGCTAAGAATGGAATCATGCCAACCCATCCACCTACTATTAGTGCAGTTGGATTTGCTGCCACATCTAACATACGCACCGATTTTGTGCTGCACACATTGAATTCAGCTAACTTATCTAATAGCCAGAACTTGCTCTTAATCTGATTGCGGCTAAGTGCATCTTTCCAATTCAACTCTGGATTATGGCTCACTGCATTGGCCAATTGCAATATATGATGTTCTTCTTTTGGATAGTACATCCCTAATACTTTGCCCAGTAACACTATGTCGTTGTTTGTAGTGCATGAAACTAGTGTATCGCATCCAATACACATTTCAACGAATTTAACAACTTCAATAAAATCAGTCTGAGCAGAGTTTAATGCGCCCAATGAGTGTGTTAACTGTTCTTCTGTTAACACTAAGCCGTAAGAAACAAGATTCTTAATCTCGGTTAATATTGCGCCGTTATCAGAATTCTTAATGCCATTTAGCAAGGGCCAAAAATCAATGAAATGCTCTCTACCAACTTCGCCGATTAGCTGCTCCAGCTCGCTCCGGCTTCCTGATTCTATCCAACGATGAAAGTGGTGAATACTTTTTCGGAATCCGATTGCTTCGTCAACAAAGTACAAAAGCGAAGAACGAAGCTCTGCGTTATTATCCATTGAACCATCCAAACATGCTCAAGTTTGTTTGCCAAACTACATCTTCGTACGTAAGTGGTTTAGATGGGTGCAGTTGAATTTGTTTAACAAAAGAACTACTATCACTATCTAGGTCAGGCAATATCCATCCCAGTCCATCACTAATTTGTTTACCCACACTCTTGCTTGCTTTTAATGGATTAACATTGGCATGCGAATTGAAAAAATCATTGAACCATGCATAGTCTCTAATGTTCACAAAGTCAAAGTTATCGTACTGCAATAACTTTACTGCAAGCCTTGCGCCGTATACACTCCATATACCGTGTTCAACATCTGCTCCTACTGTCATCCATGTTAGTAGTCGTTGATAGTTGGCAGCATGCATTGTAGAGGACCATTCATCAAATGCCAGCACACGGCCTTGCTCCATTGATAACTTTACACCTTCGCGGAACCCTACACGAAATGCTTGATACGGACTTCCGTTTGTATGCACATTAGAAAAACAACCTGGCAATTCTTTATAGCGTCGAAAGTCCCAGCAAAAGTCAACTGCGTCACGTTCTTCGTCAGCCAGCTCATGACTCTTCATATTGGCAAGATGCTCTGTACTCCACATTTTCAATCCACCATTACCGTACATAAGGCCATTGGTTACTTGGCGCCCGCCCCATGTATAGCTAACTTGTCCGTCCATGTGTTGAGGTAGCGACTTAGTAAAGAATTTTGGATCAACTTGGTTGTCTGCATCTACTGTAATAACATATTCACTGTTGGGAAATGCAGCGGCTGCGGCTTTATGGGCAGCATCAAAACCAACAACCCCGTGTACTCTTGCAATATTGTTATGCGGAGTTACTTGTTTCAATAATTCCCAATGTGCATCTGCATTGGGCTCGTCGAAACTTAGGAACACAACAGGGACGTTAGAGACTGTATTGCGGCTTGCTGCTTTTGCAGCCATGTTAAACATTGACATTTTTAAATTCCTTTTTCAACCAGTCCCAGTCATTAATACGATTTAAAATTGATAGATCGTCGCTGTATTTTAACCCAAATTCTGCACCTGCTTGTGCCCCAATAATGGAATACTTTCCATTGGGTTTATTCCAGCCGTATGTACACCAGACTAAACGTTGATAACTGCATGTTTCAATTTCTTGCCAGTAACTAAAAATGTCAGTTTCCTGTTTGAATCGGTCGCTGATTAATACACTTTGCGTATTACGATAATTGGTCTTCTTGTCTATTGTGAAATCTTGTGTATTCAAAAAGTCAGTTACTGCATCTAGCTCTGCATTTTGTTTTGCAATACTTTTACGTATGCGAATTTTAACTGACGCAAGTGACGCAAGCTTTGCACATTCTCGAAATGCTCCAATCCATGCAGACTCTGGGGTAGTATTAAATCTTGTTTCGCAACTGATAATATCTTTGGCAATTACAACGTCAGATAACGATGTGGACATATCAATTGCCCACTTATTTTTATTGATAAACGGAGTACGTGAAAATACTTTTACTGCTCCATAGCCGTACACAAGATCATTGACTGGATTGATACTGGGCCAAATCACAACACATTCATTTTCAGGAATACCCCAATGCACTGCGGCAGGATCTGGTTCCCACGTAAAATCAAAGTAGTCCAATATCCAAGCATCAGCATCTACAACCCAAAAATTGTCAGTTGAGCTACGCATAGCACATTCTCGATGTACATTATAAATGCCAATAACGTTTTCTACTCGCTTTGCATTTGGAACAAATTCTAGCAGTCGTTGCCAATTGGCTTCGCTGCCTTCTTCTCCCATTGAAATAAAGAAAACATCTAGCAAGGCTTACTCCGCAATAAATTGTTCAACATCGCTTTCCTTGACCATTGGGCCAAGGCGGTGCGGGTTAAAGTAGCTTGCTTTAAAAAACTTTGATCCTGCTTCGTCTAAGTCGGCAATTTCTAATCTCAGATCTTGCTTTAATAGTTTACCCAAACGCTGAGTTTCACTTGATAACTTTTCTACGCTGTACGAATATTTTGATACCGGGCATGTTTCTTCTGTTCCAGCAAACATTGGCATAACTGTTTCGGCCCAATACTGATTGTGCCACTCGAAATCAGCTACTAATTTGTAATCCCAATCTTTGCGTAAGTTGGTCATATAGCAACCTAAACGTGCGCCGTACATGGCCCACAATCCGTTCTGCACATCAGCACCAACACTCATCCAAACTAACAGTCTACGATGATTTTTAAAGTTGTTACGGTCTGCAATTTGACGCCAGTCCATTGGTTGCCCATTGATAAGAGCTAGCTTAACGCCTTCGCGGAAGCCTGCAC